TTGATAATAGATGGTGGGATGCGAAGACCTATACACCTAGCGGTGTTCTAAACGCAAAGGAATTGTATGATAAGTATCAGAATAGAGAACGCAAAGAATCTATTCCTTACCCTTGGCAGGGACTTAACAAGAAACTTCTGGGCTTACGCCGAGGAGAACTTGTTACCCT